CCTCGATCATCCCGGTGAACTGCTGCACCCCGAAGCCGGCAATCGTCAGCCCGGCGAGCGCCTTGAACGAGCCGGTGATCGAGCCGATCTTCTCGTTGACCCCGCGCACCTCGGCGGCCACGTTGCTGCCGAAGCGCTGCACCATCGACGTCGCTGCCGACAGCCCGGTTTGCAGCGACGCGATGTTGGTCGCGATGTTGATAATCAGATCGCCGACGCTAAGCGCCATTGCTTTGCTCCTTTGCCGTGCGCCGCGCCATCGCGTCCAGCCATGCGACCGTGGCCCCCGAAATCGTCGCGCCACGCACGCGCGTCTCGGACTCCGGTTCCGGCTCGTCCCGCCTGAACAACGCGAATGCGTCGAGCTTCACCGGCTCGGGATGCTTCACCCGGTCGCGGTTAATCTCGGCGAGCGTCTGGCAAATCCGCTCCATGCGCAAATCCGCGCGATGCTCCCCCCATGGATCGGTCTGCCACTTCAACCGCCAGAACAACAACTCGCGCCACGGCATCTCGGCCCGCAAGCGATGCACGGTCATGCCGAGATGAGCAGCGAGGTCCATGATGAAATGCTCGTCTGGCGTCAGCCTTTTTTTGCGGCAAGATCATCCAAGCCCAGCGCGCTATTCAGCGCGGCGTTGATCTTCAACGCGAGCGGGACCAGATTCTTTTTGCTCAGCAGCTTGTCGACCCACTCGGCCGTCACCGGCTTTTGGTCCTCATCGAGTAGGAGTTTGACAAACGTGCGCTTCATGTTCGCGTCCATATCCTGCGACGACCGCCGGAACGCGCCGGAAAATTCCTTGATGGAGGTCGGCTCGACAAAAAACTGCATCGTCCGCCCTTGATGCTCGACCGAGAATTCGATCGGCTCCTCGCTGAAACCGTCTAGATCATGTGCCATTGCAACTCCCTCGGGGAAATGCAGCGATCCCCGAGGGAATCACTGCGGTTTAAGCCGCCTGCTGCTGCGGGTGCTCTGCTGCGTGCGCCGACGCTTCCTTCATCCGCTGCGACGCTTCCTTCATCCGCTGCGACCGTTGCTCCTCGGCCGCCTTGCGCGCTACCTTGTCGTCATCCCGCTGCTTGCGCCGCGCTGCCATCAGCGCGCCTTCGGTCGTGATATCAGCCGCGTCGACGTCCGGCGTACGCGTCATGCCGCCGCTGGTTTTCAGCGTAATTTGCAGCGTCTGCTTGTCGTCGACCTTCGCGCCGAACACGCAGCCGCTGACCGACGCGAGGAAGTCGTACTGCACATACGTCTCCATGGTCGAGTCGGTCGGCAACGCCAGCCGGAACGGCTCGGGGTCCGCATGCGTCGAGAACATATCGAACAGCTTGACCTGCTCGGCGCCGTCGGTGTAATTCAGGTCGAGCGTTAGCTGACCGTAATCCGCGAGCCCGGGTATGTTCTCCTTGCCGGTCGACCGCAGATCGGTCGTATCGATAGTTGCCGCCGTCCCATTCGGGCCGCTGATATTGGTGACCGCTTCGACGTCGATAAACGCCGTCAGCGTCTGATGCAAAATCCGAGTGCCTTGTGCCCCACGTCCAGCCATGATCGCCTCTCCGGTTGACCGCTATCGGGGAGGCATCAGTGCGTGCCCGAGTGAATCCAACGGGGCAACAACGGCGTGCCGGCTGAGCCGGGAAGCTATTGCTGCGCATGCTCGTTTCCTTTCGGTGTGGGCGCCGCGATTTCCGACGCCTTGCTGCGAACCCAATCCTTTGCTGCATCCGCTACAAAATCAAGCGCGCGCAGCAAGCGCTCATCCTCGGCCGTCTGCTGCTGCGTCACTGACCACTGCTTGAACGCCGCCAGTGCGGTATGAAACCCGCGCACGCACGCCTGTGCAAACGCGAGGTCGCCGTAGGTCATTGCGTAAACCACACCCGGAACTCAAGCGACGCGCGAAACAGGTTGGCGTCGTCGTCATACCCGGGCGCCCCGCTGACATCGATCGCGCCCACGCTGAATTGCTTGTATGCCAGCATCTGCGCCCGCGCGAGTTCCATGTAATCGTCGGTACCGCGCCGCGTCTTGCCCCACGCATCGATCTGCATGACGCGCCAACGCAGCGTCGCCTCGCCGCGCAAGTCCAGATCGTCGTTACCCGTAATGGTGGAAATAACGAGCATCGGCAGGACATAGCCGGGCGGTTCATTCGTCACCCCTTTGGACGGCAGCTTCTCCTGATGCGCGCGCAATCCGTCCAGCGCCGCGAACACATGCTCGGCGATATTCACGTTGCTTTCTTCGCCGCCAATCTCACGGCTTTCTCCATGCGCAAGCGGGCCGCATCGACCGCCGCGCCGGCATTCTTTTCGAACGCCGGGCGCATGAACGGCGCGGCCGTCATGCGCGACGTGCCGTACTCGATGAAGCGGCCATAGGTTTTCGGGCCGGCGATCGCGTGATACTTGCCGACCGCGCCTTTCTTGCGATTCTTGGCGGTATCGCCGCGCCGCGCGACCAGTGTGAGCTTCGGCTTATTGCGCACCGTGACCGAATGCCGCACCTCGGTTTCCGCCGGCGAGCGCCGCTTGACCGTGATGATCTGCGACTTCAGGAAGCCCGAGCGCACCGGCGCGGTGTCATGCACCGCATCGAGATAGACCTTCGCCGCCGCGAAGTTGGTCGCCCGCAGTCCATTCTTCGCGACCTTCGGGCCGAACTCGCGCAGCGTGCGCTCGAGTTCCTGCAAGCCTTCCAGTTTCATCGTCAGCATTATTTGGTTTCCGAGATGCCGGTTTCGCACAGCAGGATCATGGTCTTGTGGCGCAACTCCACGTCGTCGCAATTCAGGATGTTGTAGTACAGCCCATCGTGGACCACGCGCATCTGCTCGTTGACCCCGGCCAGATAACGGATGACGATTTCATTGTCGGACGCCGCGAACTGCTGCTGCGCAAGAAACAACTCGCGCCCGCGCAGCGTGCGAATCGACGCCCACGTAAAGCCATAGTGCGAATACACCTTGATGTCATCGCCCGCCTCATCCTGAACGAGCACGTAGTCCTCAATCTCCACGTAATGGCGTAGTCGGCCGGCATCCATCGCATCACGCGTAGGTCAGGTTGCCCCACGAATCGAGCAAATACAGCGGCAGGAACGCGGCCGGCTGCGACGCAATCGATCCGCCGGAATTCGACAACTCGCGCACCTCGTAGAACGCGCTCGCCGCGACGAGGATGAATTGCTGCAAGTCCGGCGGCATCTCGGCGAACGTGTCCCAGCCGGTCGATGCAGTCAGCGTCGCACCGCTGACCGACGCGCCCGGCACCAATTCGAAGCCCCACGTCTTGGGGTCCGGTGAACCAACCGTCTGATAATCGGTGACCGGCCCGGCGCCGTTGGTCATCACGACTGCCGACGCGCGGCCATGGCGTGCCACGAACGATTCGCTGAAGTTGCCGCTCCACTGGCGCTCGGTCGGGAACACATCGCGCAGCAAGTAATTCTCGGCGGCGCCGATTGCTGCCGCGATATACAGCGAGCACAGCGCGTCCTCGCTGGTATCGTCGGGCCGCAGCCGCGCATGCTGCTTGAACAGCGGCAAGATTTCCTCGACCAGCGCGTCGCGTTCCTGCGTGAAGCCGACCAGCGTCATCATTGCCCGGCCTCCAACATCACCGCCCACTCGGTCGCGGGTGCACCGCCGGGGATCGGTGGCGGCGCGGTCGTGGTGCGCCGGCACAGCAGCACGCGCCCCATGTGGCGCACGACATCGTTCAGCCGATAGGTGTCGCCTTCGGTGTACGCACCGCGCCAGTTCATGCCGACGCCGTTGACACCATCGCGCGCGCGCTTCAACGCCATGCGCCACGACGCCGATGCGCCATCGGTACCCGGCACCACCCCCTGCGACGGCGCAATCGCCGCCCATAGCGTGCCGTCATGCGTGACCCAATCGCCGGGCTGGTAGTCGGCCTTGGCGTCGAACACCTCGCGATAGCGGAACCCCTCGCCGACCGGCCCGCGCAAATTCGGGTCCGCGCGCAACTGCTCGAAAGCGGCGCCCATGCTGAGCGCCGCTTCCTTCGCCGTCGCCCGCACCATCTCGATCGCGCGCTCCTCGAGTGCCACCAGCCGCGC